TTATCTTTTTTAATTTCTAAAGATAAATGTTTAAATAATTTTAAAGTTAATTCAGCATCTTTTTCAGCATAATTACCTACATACATTGCTGGTAATTTATACATTTCTGCTTTAGGATCTGCTCCTGCTTTTTCTGCAGCAGTAGTTAATATACTTTCATCTTTAACTTCTCCTAAATAATCATAACAAAGACTGTTGAGAGAATATGAATATCTATTTTCATCTACTAAAGCTGCCATAACCATAGTGTCTATAATATGGCCATTTACTTGAATATTATACGCTTTTAACCAGCACATATCATACATAGCGTTATGAAATATTTTAGTTGATGGAAGGCTACATATCTCTTGAAGCCAATCTAATACTTTTTGTTTAGGTAAGTTTCCTTCTCTGTGAGCAATTGGATAATATCCGGACCAACCTTCAACAGCTACTGCTACTCCTATTATTTCACCTTCAGCTGTTAAGGCTCCAGAACCTTTTGATTTTAAATTAGGATCTCTTGTTTCTAAGTCAATTGCTATATAGTCATAACTTTTTAAAGCTGGAAAATTTTCTGGGCATACCCATTCAGTTGCTGCAGCAAACATTATTTAACTATCCCCCAAGAATTGTTTTTTTCTTTTTTTATCTCTTTCACTTCTTCAGGATAGTCTCTATCAATAGCCATGTCAATATAATGTTTAGCTTTTAATAAATCTTCTTTTTGATTTTTTTGTTTATGACGACATAAATATTTTATTGCGTTGCCCTCTGCAAACGGAATATTATTTCTGTTAATAAATTCTGATGGTTGAATAACCATAGATTTATAATGGTTTCCACCTACTTGCTTTTTATATATTTGATCTGTCACTTGCTAATTCCTTAATTATTCTTTGAATATTATATTCTTTTCTTCTAGCTTTAACCTCTGGTCTTTGACCATATGCTTTGTCCCATGCTTTACCTTTAGGACTTTGTCTCCATTTTTTTCTTGCTCGTTTTCTACTTTCTGCATATGGATGACTCATTTTTATATTCCTAAATGTAGGTATATCCATAAAGCTGTAAAAAATGCAATTGCTAATAAATCCATTTCAGCTATCATACTATTGGATATCCTATGTTGTAAAAGTTAGTTTGTGTACTCTCCATAACGTATAAATTTTGTTTTGCTCTTGTTACTCCAACAAAAAATAATCTATGAATTTTATCTGCGTCTTTATCTGCTTCTCTTGCTAAAAAATCATTTTCATCCTCTGAACCAAAATCTATATATAATATAACATTTTTACATTCTCTTCCTTTAGCTCCATGAATTGTTGATAGCTCTATTTTTGAATCTGTGGTAAGATCATCGCCGTTTTTTAATAAAAATTTTATATAATTTTTTTGTTCATCTGACATGTGAAGATGCTCCCAGCTGCCCGCCACTAGAAGCCCATGATCTTTTTGTAATTCCTCTAATGTAACAGTAAATACTTTATCCAATAATTTTCCCTCTCCAAATCCATGCTTTATTTGTTTTTTTCTCAAAAAATTTTTAATAACATGCTGTGCTTCTTCGCCTGAGACACTTGCGCCATCATT